CGCTCTATCGCGAGCTATATTGACTACTAAGGAGTTCTAGATGGCTAAGACGAGCTTCTATTCTGGGACAGGCGTTAGCACTGGCAACATTGACGATCTTCAAACGATATTGGATCAGGCCGCTGCCAGTGAAGAAGCTGCCGCCATCAGTGCTTCAGAAAGTGCTGCCAGCGCCATTATCAGCTCCAACGCAGCAAACGCTTCTGAAGATGCACAAGCTGCCGCAGAGGCTGCACAAGCTGCCGCAGAGGCCGCACAGACACTCAGTGAGACTGCACAGGGTCTGGCAGAGGATGCACAAGCGGTATCTGAAACTGCCAGCACAAACTCCGCGACATCTGCGGCAGCAAGCTCCGCATCGGCGTCTGCGAGCGCATCTAGTGCATCTGCCGCCGCTGCATCAGCTTCCGCTGCAAACGCCAGCGCACTTGACGCAGCCGCAGATGCAGTCGCCACGGCAGCGGATCTGGTACTGACGAATGCGGATGTTGTTCTTGCCGCCGCTTCAGAGGCCGCAGCCGCCTCAAGTGCGTCTGCCAGCGCAACGTCTGCCTCTCAATCGGCTGCGTCTGCAACAGCGAGTGCAACCTCGGCGACAGACAGTGCAACGAGTGCTACAGACAGTGCGTCCTCGGCTACAGCGAGTGCAACAAGCGCTTCTGCCGCCTTGGCCTCAGAGCAAGCCGCTGCCGCCTCGGAGGCCGCTGCCGCAGCGTCACAAAGTGCTGCATCCACCAGTGCTGCAAATGCTGCCACAAGCGCTGCCAACGCGCTGTCTGATGCGCTAGATGCATTCTCGGCTCTCGATGAGTTCACCGATATCTACCTTGGCGCAAAAGCATCTGCACCGACTACAGATAACGATGGGGACGCACTACAGACTGGTGCGCTCTATTGGAACACATCTGTATCCGTAATGTACCTGTGGGATGGCTCGCAGTGGGTGCAGGCGTATTCGGCGGCGTCAGGATTTCTTGTTGGCATCAACAATCTTTCTGATCTCTCAGATACTGCCGCCGCAAGGACCAACCTTGGTCTTGCCATTGGTTCAGATGTGCAGGCGTATTCGTCGGTTCTCGCCGGAACAACTGCTAGTTTTACGACTGCTGAAGAAACCAAACTCTCTGGTATCGAGGATGGCGCAACCGCAGATCAGACTGCCGCTGAGATAAAAACGGCATATGAGAGTAACACAGATACAAATGCCTACACCGATGCAGAGCAAACTAAACTTGCAGGCATTGAGGCTGGTGCTACTGCGGATCAGACTGCCGCTGAGATACTGGCTGCTATCAATACTGTGGACGGCTCCGATTCTGGGCTGGATGCTGACCTGTTGGATGGGCAAGAGGGCAGTTATTACCTCAACACAGCGACCACATTTGGCGGCGATGTAAGCGGCACCTACAATGCCATTGTCGTCGCTGACGACAGTCACAACCATGTTATCAGTAATGTTGATGGCTTGCAGACTGCACTGGACGCAAAACTGAACCTGTCTGGCGGCACGATGACGGGCCAGCTCACCATCAATAACGCCAACGGAAATTTGGCGATGCAGTTGAACGGAACGTCCCCGACGATTTCGTTTAACGACACTAATGCTGACAGTTTCTACATCCACGTTAACAGCAACAACTTCTACATCCTCGCCGACCGTGACGGAACGGGTGCTTACAACACATGGGAAACTCCGCACCCCATGCAGTTGGAAGCCGACACGAATAACGGGTATCTTTGGGGCAACCTGATGATGCACGTGGGCCTCGGCGCTAACGCTGTTGGCACATACGCTTGGCTGTGGAGGGACAATACAAGTTTCGACCACGGAGTAACATATGCTGGCTCTGGTCTATACTTTGCGGTGCAGAGTGATGACAATGCTACTCCTGCTGCGGCAAATACTTATAGAGGCAACGGATTAGTTCGCTCTGGCAGCGTTGCATCTGGGACTTGGCGAGCTATGGGCGGTGCTGGGTCATATACTGCTAGCTATGGGCAAGCAACACTTTGTTTGAGGATTTCGTGATGCCAACGCAAATTTCAGAAATCAGAAACCCGCACTTCGTTGACGCTGACGGCATCCTTATCGACGTTGAAATCAACCACCCAATGCATGGATGGATACCCTACACGATTAACCCAGCAGACACCGATCAGACCATCAACAACGACGACCTGATGGTCCTGATCAACGAAGCTGGTGGTCCATCGGCATACGTTGGGCCGACCGACGAAGAACTTTATGCAATGGCTGCAAACAGTGTTCGCAGGCAGCGTGAAAACCTTCTGGTGTCAGAAGTTGACCCCATCGTCACCAACCCTTTGCGCTGGGCAGAGCTGACCGCAGAACAGCAGCAAGCATATGTGGACTACCGCCGAGCTTTGCTCGACATCCCGCAGCAAGACGGGTTTCCATATGACGTAATTTGGCCGGAGAAGCCCTAATGTCTGAGACGAAGCAAGAACAATGGCACCTATCTAAAAGCGTACCTCTGACCTTGGTTTTTGCAATTATTGCCCAGACTATTGCGTTGGTTTGGTTCATTAGTAACCTCAACAGCTCTGTCGAAACAAACGCCAGAGAAATCGTGAGAAACGAGACGCGGATCACCACACTTGAGACGCTGGTGCGCGAACAGTCTATTGCCATCGCCCGGATGGACGAAAACATCAAAGCGATACGCGAGGCCGTCGAGCATATGGCAAATCAGTCAGCCGCTCAAAAATAATCCACCAAAAAATCGAAGGAGATCACCATGTCTCGCGCAGTAAATGCGGCGGGCCTCATGCTCATTGCTGAGTTCGAAGGGTGTCGCTTGAAGGCCTACAAAGACATCGCTGGCGTCTGGACCGTCGGCTATGGCCTCACCAGCCGCGCTGGTTTTATCGAGGTCAACGAACGGACCACCATGACGCAGGAAGAGGCAGAGTACTGGCTCGAAAAGGTCGTCGCAGATTTTGCCAAACGTGTCGATGGGCTGATCGAGCGGCCAATCTCAGACAATGCCTTCGCGGCCTGTGTGAGCCTCGCCTACAACATCGGCGTCACAGCTTTCTCTAGATCGACGGCGCTGCGGTTGATCAACGAGGGTGATCTCCCCGGAGCTGGCCAAGCGTTCCTCATGTGGAACAAGAGTGGTGGCCGCGTAATCGAAGGCCTCAAGCGCCGCCGTGCTGCGGAGAGGGTGCTCTTCGAGACGCCGGATCCTGTCGTTGAGACCCCGGCTCCCACGCCTGTCGGACGCTCGTCGCCCGCCAAGTCCACGACCGTTCAGGCCTCTGTTGTTCAGGTGGCAACGGCGGTCGGCGGCGGTCTGACTGCGGTCAGCTCTCTTGAGGGTGACACTCAGGCGGTCGCTTTGGTCGTCTGTTGTGTTGTGGCTCTTGCTGCCATGTGGATCCTCAAGGAGAGGCTCCGCAAGTGGGCGAATGGAGATCACTGATGCTTGGTCTTTTGTTAGGGCGAATGAAAGTCTACGCGATTGCGGTAGGTGCGGCGGGAGCTGCACTTGTCGCGGTCTACCTGAAAGGTGCTGCCGCCCAGCGCCAGAAAGACAACTTTGAAGATCTGGAGCAATATCGTGCCACACGCAAAAACATTGACGACAGCGGCCCTGCTTCTGGCCCTGACGCTGCCCGTGATTGGCTGCGTGAGCGCGACCGGAAGCGCGGCGGCAATCTGTGATGGGACATCTGCCCTTCGCGATGCACATACATCTGCCCTTCTAAAAGATGGCGGTAACCTGTCCATAGAAACAGGGGCCGACCTGCTGGCTGCACTCGATGCCGGGTGCGATCTGTAGGAAAGGGTGGTGACCAAAAACTGAAAACACAGGTTGAGAAATCGATCTGTGTTTTTTCGACCTTGAATGGGTGACCCTAAATGCTTATCTGTTGACCTACTGGAGATCTGAAGACGCAGTTGGTTAGAGCAGCGGAATCATAATCCGCGTGTCGGGGGTTCAAGTCCCTCCTCCGCTACCAACCAAAGCGTCATCGGATATCCCAGCAACTATGGGAGAAAACTGATGAACGACCTACCTACATTCGAAGCTTTTACGCTCAAAGAAGCTCGCCGCCTTTGGCGCGGTAAGCACCTCGCGGAAACCAAGGCAAAGCTCGTCCGCTTTAGCGCTTTCCGCGACTATGGATCCCGGCGGCTAGACGATTTTAAGCCTGCGGATATCTACCGCTTTTCAGACCACCTGCAAGACGAGGGTCTCGGCGACAACACAATTAACCACTACTTCGCAGCGATCTCGTCCGTCTTCAAACACGGCGTCGAGATGGAACTGATTACCCACGCCCCCAAGATCAAGTGGTTCAAGATCCGCTCTGGCCGTCCCCGCTTCCTGTCGGATGCTGAGATCACCAAGCTCGACCGATTCCTCTCGAATCACCCGAACAACTGGATGGCGCACTTTGTGACTATTTCC